ACATCCTTGTCTTCAATGACAATCAATCCGTCTTTCTTGCCTTCCGATGTTGGCTTGAAAAACAGTCGCAACCTGTCGTCTTGGTGTGGCCGGCAGACGTGGAACTTTTCACCCTCTAGCACCCCTGTCTCTGCGGTATAAGTTTGACCTGCCACATGGCATTTAGGATGAAAGATGGTTGCAACAAACAGGAGCGGCGGTGATCGAGTAGCCAACGGTGCAGATTCGTTCCCAAAAGATGGGCTCCCGTCGCGTCCTATAGATTTGACAAAAGAAGAGAATCAAATCTGGACTGATTTGATGAACCAGATACCAAACGACCTTCTACGTAGAGTGGATTCGCACAACTTGAAGACTGTTTGTGAGTTGATTGCACTGAAAGACAGGCTTGGCTTGTCGATGAAAAACGACCCTGAAGACATGCGGATAGTAGCCAAGTATTTATCAACATGCCAACAGATTAACAGGCTTTCGAGCCAGTACGGTTTATCGCCAATTGACCGCCGTAGGATGAAGTTAGACGCCAAAGACGAAGAAAGTGATGATGAATGGTAACGCATGATAGCTGATGGAACGCTTTCGGAAATCCAAGAGTATGTTGACCAAGTGTTGGCCGGAGAAATCGCGGTATCGAAAGCTGTGCGTGGTTCTGTTGAGCGTTACGTTCGTGACCTGTCTAGTCAGTCTTCAGTTGACTTTCCGTACCATTTTGATTTTGACTGGGCAGCGAAGTGCATTAGGTTCTATCCGTCAGTGTTGCGGCACTCCATTGGTCGTTATGCGAACATGCCATTCGAGTTGTCGCCATGGCAGAAGTTTTGCACAGCTCAGATGTTTGGCTGGAAGCGAGACGCAGACCTAACGCGGAGATTCCGAAAGGTTTACCGCACGATGGGACGCAAGAACGGAAAAAGCTCTTGGATTGCAGCTGAATCCATATTTATGGCAGGCTATGACATTAACCCACATACTGGAAAACCTGAAGCAGTCGCACAAGTTGTGCTATCGGCTACCAAAAGAGAGCAGGCTGTTAAGGTTGTTTTGTACGAATGTGTGCGGATGCGGACAGGTAGTGCGAAAGTTTCTGCCAAGTCTCGCTGGGTAAACAAGGAAATGCGGTTTGATGCGAATGACGGAGAAATTATTGCTGTCGGTTCTGATAAGCCTTATGACGGATTGAACCCGCATAATATCAACATGGATGAACTGCACGCATGGCGAGAGCATCACAGACCATTCCACGACACGATGATCACAGGTTCTGGCTCTCGCGATCAACCGCTTGTTAGCTACATTACGACAGCTGGTGATGACCGCTCTCACTTGTGGAAAGAGGTTTACGATTATGCAAAATCCGTATCGCTTGGTGCTGTTGAAGACAATGAATACTTCTCGTTTATCGCAGAGCTAGACGAAGAAGACGACCCGTTCGATGAGGCTAACTGGATTAAAGCTAATCCCAACTTAGGCGTTAGTGTTTCAATCGACTACTTACGGGCACAAGCACGTGAGAACAAAACATCAGCGGTCGGCATCAATCGATTTACTCGCTACCACGGAAACCGCCTTGTTTCCTCCACAGAGAAAGCGTTTGACTTAGACAAGTGGGACTCATGTGAAGGAGTTCTTAGCGATTGGCGTAAAGCTGACGCTGTTGGCTGCGGTGTCGATCTCGGTGGGCGTGATGACTTGGCAGCTTGTGCGTTTGTAGCCAGGTTTCCGATAGCTTACGAAGACGATAAACCAGTGTATCGCTACGAAGTTAAAACCTACGCGTATATCTCTGAAGACACAGAACGCGATTTGAACAAGGCTCCGTTCGCTGAGTTTGTTTATCAAGACCAGCTACATAAATGCCGCTTTCCAATATCTGAACTACAGGCTCAGGTAGTCAGGAAGTGTGACGAATATGGAGCTTGGGCTGTGGCTTATGACCCTGCTGGAGCGTTGACTATGAGCGAGTCGTTAACAGCAGACGGTATTAACGCTGTACGCATGGGTCAGAATTGCTCAATGTTTAATGAGCCAATAAAAGACTTTATCGAGGCCATTCGAGACAAGCGGGTGATGCACGACGGCAGCCCACTGCTTCGCTGGTGCATGAATAACGCGGTTCTCATTCGCGACCGACAAGACCGATGGATGTTTGACAAGCGAGATAGCTCAGACAAGATCGACCCTGTGGTAGCAATGGTAATGGCGTTCAGAATGGCAAGTCTGGCACCCGCTAGGCCGATTGGAAAATTGTACATATAGGGCCACGGAAATGGATTTAAACGGAACGTTTATGAACCCACTGCGATGGATTGTGGAGTATTTCACTGGCACTGACGGTGCTAGGCTTACGTCGCATGACACGCTAACACTACCAGCGATTTGGAACGGCGTGTCTCGTATTTCGGGTCACGTTTCACAGTTGCCGATGAGTGTTTTCAAGGCAACCTACGACGAAACAGGCGAAAAAGTCGGCGGAAGCAAGGACCGATTGCACAACGCTTATCAATTGCTTATGCGTCGTCCGAATGCTTACCAAACGCCGATTGTCTTTCGTGAGCAGCTTTGCGTTCATTCCCTGCTAAATGGCAATGGACGAGCGGCTATTGTTCGTCGCGGCAACCGTGTTACTGAACTGATTCCGATGCTGCCGGAAACTAGCGGCACTGGAATGTTGGAAGGTGAGAAGTTTCACGTTTGCCGGCCACACCAGGACGACAGAATTCGCCTATTTTTCGAGCCAACATCTGAAGGCAAGAAAGACGGATTGATTGTCATTTGGGATAAGGACGTGCTCCACATTCCTGGACTGTCGTCTGATGGTATCGCAGGTATCGCACTGAAGGATATCGGCAGGCGCAACCTTGGGATGGCAATCGCAATGGAAAAGCGATTGAACACCCAAATGGATAAGGGCTTTAGCGGTTCGCTGATGCTTGAAGCTCCGGCCGGAATGTTTCGTAAGCCAGAAGACGCTGAAGAGTTCTTGAATTATTTTGAGGAGCGACATAACTCACCAGACAAGGCTGGCAAAGTCGGGATGCTTCGCGAGGGAATGAAAGCCAACCTCATGGCGATGAATAATCGCGATGCTGAAATGACTGAGCTTAGGAAGTTTGCTCGTCAGGACGCTGCACTTTGGCTTGGATTGGAACAGATACTAGGTGATGACTCCAGCGTGAGCTACAACAGCCTAGAGCAAAAGCTGCTCGCGTACTTGATGAACTGCCTCAACCGTTGGCTAAAACGCTGGGAAGAAGAGTGCGAATACAAGCTACTTCCTGACCGACAGTTTAAACTTGAGTCGCACTACATTCGGTTCAATACTGCGGCATTGCTCAAGTCTGACTACAAAACTACCGTTGAGTCGCTGTCTGCGGCTATTGCTGCGACGATTATTAATCCAAACGAAGCCAGAGCTAAGCTGGACCTTAATCCACGCGAAGGCGGGGATACATACGCCAACCCAGCTATTACTCCTGGTGAGCCAGCTAGCCAACCGTCCAGCGATAACAACCAGGATGATACACCAGACAACCCAAACCAAGCAGCTATGCAGGCGATCCGTTCTCGGATTTCTCACTTGATTGGAGTTGAGTCGAGCCAAGTCATTGAAGCGGCTAAGCAAGCTAGCCAAAAAGGTAAAAACTTCTTGGATTGGTTGGATAAATTCTACGGCGATAAATGGCTGAAGAAATTTGCCGACCGCCTAGAGGAAATTGGACTGGACAGAGATTTATCAGAGTTGCACTGTTCAGAAAGCAAGCGGCGGATAATTGAATCTTGTGCCAAGAGCACTGAAGACAAGCTGGTTGAGAACGTTACAAACTGTGTTTCGAGCTGGAAGGCTCGTGCTAATACTTTAGGAGAATTGAGCCATGTTTAGCTTCGACTTAGATTCTAGCGAGATCAACATTTACGATGAAATTGGGCCGGCGTGGTGGGGTTTGATTGACGCGGCGACAGTCAAGAACGCACTGGACCAAATGAAAGGCAAACACGTTACTGTGAGGCTTAACACTCCAGGCGGGAGCGTTGACGAAGGGATCTCGATTTACAACGCACTGAAACGCCACGATGGTGGCGTGACGACTGTAGTTGATTCGCTGGCAGCATCGATGGGTAGCTACATCCTTCAGGCAGGGGAAAAGCGGCTTGTGGCGTCTAATGCTATGGTAATGATTCACGACCCTTGGACAATTACCATGGGGAACGCTTCAGCACTGCGAAAGGACGCGGAGACGCTTGACAAGTACGCATTACGAATGATCCCAGACTATGCGACCCGCAGCGGAAAGAGTGACGACGAAATACTGGCGATTATGTCTGAGGAAAGCTGGTACGCAGGCAAAGAGGCTGTTGACGCTGGTTTTGCAGATGGGATAGTTGATTATGCGGATGCTCGTGCAGTGTCTCCGTTCGTAGCTGGATTGCATCGGATGTGCAGTAAGATGCCTCAATCGCTAATAGCACTGAGGGAACAGAACAAGGCTGCGAGGATTAACGACAAGTTTCTTTCTGTTGGCATCGACAGAAAATGTATCACAACAGCAGCAGCGAAGAAATTGTCAGCTAAAGTGGCTGATATGTGCAAGTAACAATAACCCGGAGCGTTGTTGATGGAATTAAACACCTACGAGTTAGACGAGATACGCAGGGAGATGAGTGCCGCGGCTGAAGTTTCTTTATCTGTATGCCCAAAAGCAGTGGGGCGTTGGGCTGAGAGATTAATGTTCGCAGTCATCCAACTCCAATGGAAAGCCAAGAAACATGGGAATGTCTGTACCACCGTTGCGAAAAACAACCCAGACTGTCCGCCAATCACCTGTACAGCCACCTCCGAAGAAATACCTGAAATCATTTGATGACCTACCAGACAAGAAACGAGAACTAGACGTTACAGGTGAGGTAGCTGGCTGGGTTATCTTGCTAAAGCTATTTGGGCTATAACTAACCGGAGCGAAACGGTGCAACTCTTCACGTACGCAACGCAGTCTCATCAGGAGATGTGCCAAAGGTTCGTAGTATCCAGAGCCAATCAAGCTGGCTTTGATGGCTGCTATGTCTTCGAAGCTGAGCAAGTATGCGAGTCAGGCAAGTACAACACTGCCGGCTTCAACGAACAGATGTGGCTAAAGCTTGACGGATTGGCATCTATCCCAATCGGAACTAAAGCTTGCTACGTTGACGCCGATTGCTTAATCCTGCCAGGTCTAAGGCAGTGGTGCGAGTCTTGGCTATCAAGCAACGATGCCATCGGCCACGGCAATGACGCTGGTTTATTCTGTATGGGAACGCTCGTTTTCGAACAATCACAGCGAACCGTTGACTGGTGGAAATTTATTAGGCAGCTGGCTTGGATAACAAAGCTACACGACCAGCAGGCTGTAAATGGATTGATGCGAAACGCCAAGCAAGTGCCTGTTGGGATGGCTTTTTTACCAAGAGAAGTGTTTGCTAATTTTTCGTATGGCGGCTGTAGAGAGCACTGGACCGGAGATGCGATTCCTGTTCCTACCGATTGTCTTTGCTGGCACGCGAACTTTTGTATAGGTCTGGAGATGAAGACGAAAATGCTTGAAAAGTTAGAAAAATGGGCAGCGAAATCATGACAAAAGAAGAACTACAAGCCTCAGTTGATGCCATACCGTACTTTTACCATCGAATAGAATTACCTCACGGTATTGTCACTCCAGGCTGGGCACCGATTAACCCAGCGGCTTATCGAATTCCAGAAGACTTGACTGGAAAAACTGTGCTAGACGTTGGTGCCTGGGATGGGTACTGGACGTTTGAGGCGATTAAGAGGGGAG